ATAATGAATGTGTCCGCAGATGACTCCGTCATAACCTTTTCGCTTGGCGTAGGCTGTAATTGTTAGTTCAAACTCGAAGATAAAGTCGATGGCTTTCTTGACGCGATGTTTCAGCCACTTGCTAAGAGACCAGTATCCGAAGCCGAGGCGGTGCCTTATCCAGTTGAATCGGCTGTTTAAGTCGAGAAGCACATCGTAGGCTTTGTCGCCCATGAAGCTGAGCCAGGGTGACAGTCTAGTGATTCCATCAAAGAGGTCTCCGTGTACGACGAGGTATTTCTTGCCGTCTAGGCCTTCGTGAACGATCTGATTGCAGATTTTTACGTTTCCGAAGTTGGCGGCGTATCGAATCATGGGTCTGAGGAACTCGTCGTGGTTTCCTGCGACGTAGATAATCTGGGTTCCTTTGCGGGACTTCTTGAGAAGGGTTCGGACCACATCAGTGTGGGTGTTTTTCCATTTGAACTTATTCTGCTGAATCTTCCATGCTGGTATAATTACTAATAAAGTTTGCAGAGCCACGCTCTAAGATATCGGAGATAATAATGTACGATAAATTCAGTGACACTACGTCATCCCCAGCCCGTCTGGTTTACCTAATTACACCAAGCGCTACTGCCCCCATTGATCCGCTACCTAAAGCTATTCGTGCGGGTACTGCAGGCACTATCACATTCCGTGCAGTTGATTCTACTGTTGATGTTGTAATGTCTGTTGTAACCGGAGAAATACTTCCAATCCGCGCTCAGTTTATACGCGTTGCCGGTACTACCGTAACTACCATACATGGACTAGCCTAATGCTTAATCTTGGATACCGCTTAGGAGGAACAATCCTACGGGGTGGAGCAGGTACTCGTCCGTCCCTCAACCTTAATTTTTTAAGTGGAACCCTAGATAGCCGCGTCACGTTTAGCCGTACTTCAAATGCTACGCTGGTCGATAGTACCGGGCGGGTGACCTACGCGCCAAACAATCTGGTGCTGCGGTCGGAGGAGTTTGACGACGCGGCGTGGACAAAGACTGGCGTCACAGTTACTGCTAACGCCACAACTGCTCCTAATGGCACAATTACTGCAGACAAATTAGTAGAGAATACTGATGTAGGCGCCGCACATTTTGTCACCATGACTTCCTCTCCTAGTCTAGCAACAGGTCAGTTTGGCATTTACAGCGTTTATGTCAAAGCCGCTGAACGTACATTTTTTCAGCTTATTTTAACGGGAATTGGCGCCGCATGCGTCTTCCTTTCTTCTGGCTTTGATCTGACAAATGGCACTGCTGGCGTGGTAACCGCTACGGCTACATCCACCATTACACCTGTTGGTGACGGATGGTATCGTTGCTCAATTATGGCCCCAGCCGTAACAGCCTCCGTTGTTGGCGGACAAATCCGCCTTGCGGCCGCTGCAACAGGTCTATCGGCCGCTACTTACACCGGAAACGGCACATCTGGTCTGTTTGTCTGGGGCGCACAGTTTGAGCAAGTTACCTATCAAACGCAACCCTCAACGTATAATAAGACGGCTGCATCGGCCTACTACGGCCCGCGTTTTGACTACAATCCCATTACGCTGGCCCCACGCGGCCTGCTGATTGAGGAGCAGCAAACGAACTTGATAATACGATCAGAGGAATTTGACAACTCGACGTGGGCCAAAGATTTTATCACAGCAACGGCTAACTCCGCCACGGCACCTAATGGCACAACTACAGCAGATAAACTTATACCAGACGCTGCAGCAGATTTAACGTCTATTGGACAAGGTACGACTCGAATAGGTGCAACTTATTCTGCCAGTACAACCCACACATTTAGTGTGTTTGCAAAAGAAGCAGAGTTTGACCGCATTCAGTTGTTTTTTTCAGAAGGAACTGGAACTGGTAATCGTGCACAGGTTGAATATTCACTAGTTGATGGTTCTGTTGTTACGGCTGCGGCTGTTGTGGGTACGTTTACAAGTCCATCGTCAACATCAACTTCTTTTGGCAATGGTTGGTATAGATTTACTCTGACTTTTACCACTGGAACCGGCGTATCGGGGCGAGCAAGGCTTGCCGTTAGAGACTCAGGAACCACAACTGGAGATGGAACGTCTGGCATACTGCTTTGGGGTGCACAGGTAGAAGAAGGCGCGTTCGCCACCAGCTACATTCCTACCGCGGCCTCCACTGTAACACGCGCGGCTGACTTGGCGAGTATGACAGGTACTAACTTCTCTTCTTGGTATAATCAGAGTGAGGGTACGATTGTTTGGGATGCAACTTCATTTTCGACTTCCTCTGCGAACGCAGTCGTTAATATAAACAGTAATTCTACAGCAAACCGTATTTATGGATACTTTTCTGCCACTGCTGCCATCGGCCTAGTTACGACAACTAGCTCTGAACAAGTATCTTTTAACAGTGGTACGCTTTCAGGTGGCCTTTCAGGAAAAACAGCGTTTGCGTACGCACTTAATAATTTCGCACAGTCTACTAGAGGTGCTGCTGTGATAACAGATAGTTCTGGGACTGTTCCTACGGTTTCACAAATGAACATTGGAACGTCCCACGCATCTGTTCAAAGCCTCAATGGCCACATTCGCACTATTACATATTATCCTCAGCGTATCCATAACCCAGAGTTACAGATCTTATCAGTATCTGATCCATCGCTAAACCTTAATTTTTTAAGTGGAACATTAGATAATCGTATTACCTTTACGCGCTCTACTACTGGCACTTTTGTGGGGAGCAATGGCCTGATCCAGTCAACGGCGATCAACGCCCCACGTTTTGATTACGATCCCGTCACGCTTGCGCCAAGGGGCCTTTTGATAGAGGAGCAGCGGGTCAACTTGCTGCTGCGCTCAGAAGAGTTTGACAACGCTTCATGGTCAAAGGTGCGCTCCAGCATCACGGCTAACGCTACGACATCACCTGATGGAACGATGAACGCGGATAGGTTTGTTATCGACACTACGGCGGCGTCCAATCACTCATGTGGCCAGTCTGTTTCAGTAACTAGCGGAACAACTTATGCGTTCACCGTTTTTGCTAAAGCCGATCAGTTTAGCCAAATCAATTTGCGATTTTCAGCTCAATTTCCAGCTGGGAACGCCGTTTACGATTTAAATAGTGGAACTGTTGATACAAACGGGACTGTTGTTTCGGCTTCCATGACGTCGTTTGGCAACGGCTGGTGGCGGTGCGTCCTTGTGATGACTGCCAGCGCAACAGGCACGTCAGGGCCTCAAATCTTTCTTGCTCAAAGTAGTTCAATTACCATAGCAACGGCTGACAACACTAGCGGCTTGTTCATCTGGGGGGCGCAACTCGAAGCCAGCACGTTCCCCGCCAGCTACATTCCCACCGTGGCATCCACGGTAACCCGCGCGGCTGACAGCGCGTCGATAACAGGCGCAAACTTCTCAAGCTGGTACAACGCCAGCGAGGCTACGATTGTTGTCAGCGGCGATAGCTCCCGTGGTGGAGTAGCGGGGACTACCCGTAATTTTCTGTTTGTTGACAGCACAGCCAATAACATCATCCGCTCCAATGGGACAAGCACCCTTCAAGTGGTTGATGGCGGTGTTACTCAGGCAACTATTGCTGCCACACCTTCGATCCCATTTGATGGCACGGTGTATAAGTTTGCATCGACTTATAGGTTAAACGACTTTGCCACTGTTACGACAGCTCCTGTTGTAACAGATACGAGCGGAACTGTTCCGACTGGCATAAACCAACTGGTACTTGGTGGTGGAAGTTCCACAACTATTTTGAATGGCCACATCCGCACATTCACCTATTATCCACAGCGTATAGATAATGCACAGCTTCCGAGCTTAACAGTATAAGGAAATATAATGATAGATTTTTATTTAAAAGCGGAAAACGAAACCGTGATGAACAAGGTACTACTAGACGCAGGTCTAGTAGTACCCAATTATGAAGATGAATTAGTGCCTGCACAGGGAGTATCTATAGATGTAATCGGACCTTTTTCTAGATTTGATGAAAATGGTGTAGAGACTAAGTATCCTGAATGGCATGTGAATCTGAGGTCTTTAATAGAACTCACAGAAGAGCAGGAACAAGCCTTAACAAATATAAGTATAACCCCTAATAAACCAATAAGAGTCTGGGCATGAGTAACCATGTAGCCTTAACTCCGGAAGCTCTAGATATAGCTAATGCTTATCTTACTTATGGTTCTGCCAAAGATACCGCCGAGCAACTACAAATTCCAGAATATCAAGTAGTTCAGCTACTTGAGCGCAAGGACGTTAAAGACTACATCACAGGAATCTATCTCGATCGAGGCTATCGAAACAAACATAAGATCGGGGAAGTCCTAGATCGTATGATACAGTCCAAGCTGGAAGAAGCCGAAGAAAGCGGCATCTATACTTCCAAAGATCTTCTAGAACTTCTCAAGTTCGCGCACCAGATGCGCGTAGATGAAATAAAGAATGACCAGACCGGACCAACAGTTAACATCGCTAACTTTGGCCAAGGCAACTATGGACAGTTGATGGAGAGACTGCTTGATAAAGGAGATAAGTGACGCTTTAAGAAGACTCGTAAATTCCCTAGCATTAAGACCACTTCCAACCCTAGCGGGTGTTCTTATAATTATAATGATGTATATTGGCTATAGAAGCTACGATATGTTGGAACGTTCGATTATAAGTCCGACGGAAGAGTCTGAGAGATTTAGAGCGCAGCTTGAAAGCGCCGAACTCGTAAATGAAGCCATAGAAAATCTAGTGATTGATCTAGACGCTCATAGTGTTGTTATTAGACAGTTTCACAACGGACGGCATGACCTTACTGGGATTCCGTTCACTGAAGCTACGAGTACCTTTTACACTGAAAACTTCAACGAGATTAAAATAGAAGAACCACTGTCGGCATCCAATAGAAGCCTTCGCAGAATGTGGTACTCTATTGACAATCCACAATGTATTATACTAACAAAAGGCATCGATATTTCTACTAGTCGTTATTTTTATAAATACGATCTTAGCAGAGTAGCAGTATGTCCACTTGTAAATCCGCTGAAGTATCCAATTGGTACTATTACCGTTGGACTATCAGCCCAGAGCACCGCTAGTGATAAAGAGATCGTTACACGAACTCACGCTATCTCTAAGAGTGTCGTAGGATACCTGCAAAATGCAGTACCTTTATAATGAACTGGCTTAGTTTGGAAACAAATGAGCGAAAGAATCTAGCCCTATGGATTATGCTTGGAGGTGCTATAATTTTTATACTTTACGCTGCTATCGGACTATGGCTAGTATCAAGTACTACACTATACGTGTTTTGGCTTGCAGTAATAGCACATGCTCAAGTTTTTACTATTATGACTGGATATATCGCTCAACTAGTAAAGAGACGTGTATCCGTAGGAAAAGAGGGTATGTCTATTACGGATGACCCTACACAGGAAAACCACTGATGATTGACTGGAGAAGAGTACAAACTAAACTGGGAGTTACAGCCGACGGAGAACCGGGGCCAGTAACCTGGACTGCTGTAATGAAGCATATGGGAGCTACTCAAAATGCAGAGACTCTCGGAAAAGCTATGTCACAGTATATAGGATCTATTGCCTCTTCTCCAGTTCGTCTTTCACACTGGCTGGGTCAGATGGCCCACGAGAGTGGAGGCTTTCAGAAGCTTGTAGAGAATTTAAACTATACATCTGCTGATACGATTGCTCGTGTATGGCCTAGCCGCTTTACAAAGACTTCAGCCGTTGCGTTTGTTCGTAATCCAGAAGGACTTGCTAACAGCGTATATGGTGACAGAATGGGAAATGTACAGCCCGGAGACGGCTGGAGATACCGAGGGCGTGGACTAGTCCATATTACGGGTCGTGAGAACTATCAGAGAGCACAGACTGCTACAGGTATAGCACTAGTTTCTAACCCGGAGCTAGCGGCAGATCCCGATATTGCTGTTCGTTTAGCGGTCTGGTATTGGGATTCAAAGAATTTAAACTTGTTAGCTGATGTAGATAATGGCACCGCGCTTACAAAGCGTATCAACGGTGGTACTAATGGATTGGCTGACAGAACTGAACGCACGAAGCGTGCAAAGGCATTATTAACATGATTATAAGTAGAGCAGACATACCCACAAACGTTATAGTTCAGTATCCGGGCGCATTTATGCGAGTACCGATTGCGAACTACTTGAAGGAGTTAGAGATCGACCCACTACCTTCGCAGATTGCACTAGTAAATGGAATTAATAACCCGAAGTATCGTTTTGGGTGTGCTGCTCTATCTCGCCGTCAAGGTAAAACTTACATTGCGAATATCATTGGACAGGTTGTATCTTTGGTACCTGGCTCGAATGTTCTGGTTATGGCACCAAACTACAACCTGTCCAGTATTTCATTTGATCTACAGCGCAGTCTTATAAAGCACTTCGGTATCGAAGTTCTAAAAGACAATGCAAAGGATCGTGTGATTGAGCTAGTAAATGGTTCGACTATTCGTATCGGTTCGGTAAATCAGGTAGACAGCTGCGTTGGACGTAGTTACGATCTGATTATCTTTGACGAAGCCGCGCTTACAGATGGAGAAGAGGCTTTTAACGTCTCTCTTCGTCCAACCCTAGATAAACCAAACTCGAAGGCAATCTTTATTTCGACGCCTCGTGGTAAGAAGAATTGGTTCTCCAAGTTCTTCGATCGTGGATTTAGCGACGAGTTTCCTCAGTGGTTTTCTGTAAAGTCAACCTGGAAGGATAATCCTAGAATGACTGCCGAGGATGTTGAGGAAGCCCGTCGCTCCATGAGCGATGCTGAATTCCGTCAGGAATATGAGGCTGACTTCTCGACCTTCGTAGGTAAGATCTGGGATCTTAAGGAGACTCAGATTCGCGATCTGTCAGATCTCGACATGTCCAAGATGGATAAAATCTCAGGACTAGACGTCGGTTTCAGAGATCCTACAGCGCAGGTCATTGTAGCTTTCTGCCCCGCTAACGAAACCTTCTACATCGTAGATGAATATCAGGACAACGAGAAAACTACTGCAGGTCACGCCGTCGAAATCGAAAGACTCATTAACGAGTGGAAAGTAGACTTTACGTATATCGACTCAGCGAACCAGCAGATGAAATTCGATTTCGCACAACAATACGGTATCAGCATGAATAACGCCAAGAAGGACGTGCTAGCGGGTATCAGTTATATTTCAGCTCTCTGTGATAATGACAAAATTATAGTATCGGACACTTGTAAACATGTTCTCTATTCTTTTGACCAGTATCAGTGGGACAAGCGCGAAGGTCTAACAAAAGAAAAGCCAGTTCACAATGATGCGTGCCACATGGCCGACGCCATCAGATACGCTATCTATTCATATAAGATTAGCGCGGGTGGATTTTAATTTGACTACAATTTTTCAGTTGGAGTGGGTTTTAAGGGAACCACGCTATTTTGGACCTTGACTTTTTTGCCCCAACCAACTATAATTACATGAAATAGGAGTAAGAAATATGGCAAAACATTCAGCGGATATGAAACGGATTCCTATCAAGCATGTTCGCGATAAAGCTAAAGCCCGTTATAATAAGGGAACTTCCTGTGAGATTTGCGCAGTAACAGAACCACTAGACTTTCACCATTACTACACACTAACACCACTCTTTGAGAAATGGTGTAGGACCAATAAGGTCAGTGTAGCAACGGATGAGGAAGTTATAGCAATTCGAGATCAATTCATCGCAGAGCATGAGAAAGAGCTCTATCAAGATACGGTCACTCTCTGTCATAGTCATCATATGAAGCTTCACTCAGTTTACGGAAAAGACCCTACCCTAGCTACTGCTGAAAAGCAAAAAAACTGGGTTAGGATTCAAAAGGAGAAGCTAGATGAAGCTAGGAAGCTGGCTAATTGAAAAATTAAATCCGGCCCAGCGTTATATCGCTCTGGAGCAGCCAGAAGCCTCCAGTAGGGAGCCGGAAAGATCGTATGTTTTATTCTATGAGAGTCTCGAAATAGTAAATAGAGCCATCAACATGATTGTTGATGATGCCGCAGAGATTAACTATTCTATTGGAACCGAAAAAGTAGGTTTTCCAATGAGACCCGGAATTAAAAGAAAGACTCTAGATACACTGTTAAACTACCAGCCAAATCCATATCAGGACATTCATTCTTTTAGAAGAAACCTACTTATGGATTTAATGCTGGATGGAAATATGTTTATCTACTTTGATGGTGCACATCTTTACCATCTACCGTCTACAAAAGTAATTATCCATGCAGATGAGCGTACTTATGTAGAAAGATACGAGTTTGATGGAAGACTTGATTATTCTCCGAATGAGATTATTCATATTAAAGATAACAACTCTCAGTCTATCTACAGAGGCATCTCAAGATTAAGACCTGCTGTAAGAACGATGAAGTTGATGAAATCAATGAGAGACTTCCAAGACAACTTCTTTAATAACGGAGCTGTCCCAGGATTAGTAATTAAGTCTCCAGATACATTATCACCACGTGTCAAGGATAGAATGAAAGAGGACTGGAAACAACAGTACAGACCTCAATCTGGTGGAAGAAACCCTTTGATTCTAGATGGCGGGATGGAAGTCGATTCTATCTCAAACGTCAGCTTTAAAGAGTTAGACTTTGGACCATCTATTGACTCCAACGAGAAGATAGTCTTAAAAGCATTAGGTGTTCCACCAGTCCTAGTTGATAGTGGAAATAATGCCAATATCAGACCGAATCATAGACTCTATTATTTAGAGACTATTATTCCAATTATAAAGAAACTAAATTCTGCTTATCAAGCATTTTTTGGTTTTGAGATTTACGAGGATGTAGCTGGCATTTCTGCCCTACAGCCAGAATTGAGAGATGAAGCAGCTTACTATTCTGCTCTAGTTAATGGTGGTATTATGACACCTGATGAAGCTAGAATGGGTATGGGAATGGATCCACTACCTAATGAAAGCGGTACTCAAATAAGAGTTCCTGCAAACATTGCGGGAAGTGCTGTTAATCCTAGCCAAGGAGGAAGACCTCCTGAGGAGTCAGAATAATGGCAAAAAAGAAATTAGTCGATGACTTACGGGAGTACTTCACCTCTAAGGGCAAGTTCCTAAGTTATCAGGAATATATCGCTGCGGAAGATGCACCATTTCGTGTTCAGATCGTAAAGCGTTATGTAGGCACGTGGGCACGCTTAGAGAATATGATCGGTGAGATCGCTCCTAAGAGTGTAGCACCTAAAGTGGAACCTAAAGCAACACCAGTTAATCCACAGATTACTGATGCTGTAACTACTAAAGCCGAGAAAAAGTGATGGCTAGAGTAGCGGGAGAAGAAATTGATCTAACCCCTACTGATGGCATGGCTAAAGAAGCACAGAAGGCTTTAGACTGGAGAAAGGAGGGTTTCGATGGCGGAACCTCTGTAGGACTCGCAAGAGCCAGACAGCTTGTTAATAAACAAGAACTTTCTCCTAGCACCGTTCGTAGAATGCATAGCTTTTTTAGTCGTCATGAGGTAGACAAGCAGGGAGAAGGATTTAGTCCTGGTGAACCTGGTTTTCCATCTAATGGCAGAGTAGCTTGGGCACTATGGGGTGGAGATCCCGGACAAACCTGGGCCAGAGCTAAGTCAGCAACCCTAGATCGTCTAGAAGGCAAGTCTTTGGATTATACTAAAGATTTGGGCGAAGATGATGAAGATGAATATAGAAGTGATTTCAAGGAAGGAGACTTTGTAAGATGGAATCTTTCTGGTAAGCCTACTATGGGTCGCATAGAACATGTAATGTTTGAAGGCATGCTCGGAGTACCAGGAAGCGACTTCGCTCTGCTAGCTTCTGAGGATGATCCTGCAGCTCTTATTCGGATATATTCAGATGGAGAAGAAACAGAAATGTTAGCAGGTGCAAAAGTATCCGAACTAACCAAAGTTCCTATGGTTGAAGACCCAATGGATAAAGCTGTAAGTTCTCAAGTTAAAGCCGCTCTTACTGTTAAAGCAAAAGAGCATAACGATAAATATGGAGATACTGAGGGTAAAAAAGTAACAGTAGGCATGCTTTCTAGAGTATTCGAAAGAGGCGTAGGTGCATACAATACTAATCCCCAGTCCGTAAGACCAACAGTAACCAGTGCAGATCAATGGGCATATGCTAGAGTTAACTCTTTCCTATATGTCGTTAGAAATGGTAGATTTCGCTCTGGAAAACATGATACAGACCTTTTACCTAAAGGTCATCCTATGAGAACTGATTCTCGCAGCTTAGATGAAGAATTTGATATCACAATTGATTATGATACAAATGAGGAGAAATCTATTATGAAAAAAATATTCAAATTAGACTCCATTATAAAAGCTGTAGAGGAGGGTGATGGCGAACTAAGAATTGCTGGTTATGCTAGTACGGATTCAATAGATCGTCAATCCGATAGAATTCTACCAACAGCTTGGACTAGAGGTGGACTAAGAAATTACGAAATTAATCCAATCCTATTGTTTAATCATGACTATGATAGACCAATTGGTAAAGTTATAGAAATGTCTACAGACAAGAGAGGATTAAGAATCAAGGGAGTAATCAGCAAGAGCGCTGGTGAAATCTATGATCTAGTAAAAGAAGGCGTTCTATCAACATTTTCAGTCGGCTTTTTAGTGAAAGATGCAGATTATGATAAGTCAGCCGATGGATTGATTGTAAAGGATGCCGAGCTTTTAGAGGTATCGGTAGTTTCCGTACCAGCTAATCAGGATGCCACTTTCTCATTGGCAAAGTCATTCGATAGTCAAGAAGATTATCAGAATTTTAAGAAACAATTTATTAACGGTAACACAAAAGCTGCTCCAAGTGAAAAGGGGGCTGCTGGTAGCAGCAACCCCCTTCCCAGCTAATTTAATTATTACGAAGCGGCTGGATACT